TAGCGTAGTCCCAGTGACTTTGAGTGCGTCCATAAAGGTATTCATCGCTTCATACTCCTGACAAGCCGTGCAATATCGTGCCCTGTGTCGCCCCGCTTTATCATCACCTTTTCCACAACCTTTGCCACCTCTTCGATCGTGTCGTTGCGGGTCAAGTGTGCAAACTCGGCGGGGTGGCTATGCACATCCATGTGTGCAACCTGCTCAATCTGGCGCTTTCTCCAGCCGCTGATGTGGTGCCATTGCCCCTGCTTCAAGGCTAACTGTTCGAACGCCTCGTCCTCCGGGTCCTTCTCTGTCTTGTTCATCAAGTAACTCCTTCAATCGTTGGTTTTCCACTACCAAGGCACGCCAAGCACTCAGCAGCAGCTTGGTGTCCTCATCCATTAAAGACTCCTGGGCCGGAATTGATTCAGCAAGGCCCGCTGCTCAGGGGTCAAGGCCTGCTCACGCTCGGCCTCCACCCGGCGGACCATGAACCGCACCCGGTCATACAAATCGTTGGCCGTGTTGCCCATGTACTCCCGGCGGGTGTCACCCAACTCACGCATGATCTCCACAGGAATCACCACCTCGGCCAAGCAACCATCTTGCTCAATCGAAAATTTCACATCTGCACCATCCATCATTTCAAGTCCTCCACTTTGCTTACACGAATCATCAATTGGTCCGCCTCCATGCCATCCATCACCGCTTCACGGTAAATGGCCCGGAACTCCGCCACCTGCCTGCGCAGCCGGATCAGCTCCTGGCGCTCATCAGACCCCTTGCGCATACCCGGCCCCGCCTCGCGGGCCTCGTACATGCAGTAAGCCATCCGATAAGCATCCATAGACAGCCCTTCCATCCAATCAAAGGGGTCTTCCTCATCCAGGCCTTTCGCCAAAAAATTAGCCACCAAAGCCGGGGCCACGGCCATCGCCATGCGGTCAATCAATTCTTGATCAGTCATTTCTGCTCTCCATCCAACGGTCAATTGCTGCCTCGCCTGCCTCATCGGCCTGCTTTAAAGAAAACATGTCCTCGCCCTGCTGCTGAATTTCGTCCAGGATGTCTTGACGCATCACGGCAGATATCTCGCGGCCACAGGGGAGGTAAACGTGGACCAAGGTCCACTGCTCCGGATAGTCAGGCTCCAACTTCAACCCCGTACCGCGCTCCACGGCCCCTACCTCCGAGGGCTCGTATTCAAAGAAGCACGACAAGGTCACGCCAAGCTCATCACATTCGTAGTCAAAATGCTCAAGGTCAGGGTGGTCCCCAGGGGTCACAGGTTTGATAGTCATCTTGATCTCCAAAAAATGTCCAGGATGTGGTCCCACATCGATTTGGCGGCCAAGGGGTAGCGGTGCGCCAACAGGGCCTCTTGCAGGAGCTCTGCATCATGGGTTAGGTAGTCCCGCATCGGGGGCTGGTACAACAGGCCGATCTTCACCTTGCCTGTGTCGTAAGGGATGGGCCGTGGATCACGGACCGAGGGGCTGTCAATGTGCATGCTTTTTTACCTCCGAAGAAGCATTTTCCATGTCTGCGTACGACAGGGCAATCCCCTCTTGGAGCTCGGCCAGAGGCATGCCAATGGCATGGGCAAAGCCTGAAATGGTCAGGACCATGGACAGCAAGGCATCGATCGGGTGGTCAAAATCCTCCTGGCAACAAGTGGCAAGGTGCTTGGCCCCGGCCACGATCCGTTCCTGATCTTTAGCCTCTTGTGGGGTAACTTTACGCATAAAATAACTCTCCTTCTGTGGATAACTGTTGTTCCGGGGGTTAGTTTAAGACACTACGGCGTACGTGTCAATACTTTGGAGTGCGAAAAGTGTAGAAAAACATAGGTAGTTTCCCTATGCTTGGAGGGTCTATATAACCAAACCAGGGGGTAAGCAGGGGCTTGTTATGCTATTTTTGGGTTCCCTATAGACTCTGGGGAGGAAGAGGTGTTTTTTTAATTTATTTCGTGGGGATAGGCGTAATAGACGTAATGCCGTAATAAGTGAGTCTACATGCGGGTTTCAAGGCATTACACTACATTGCTGCTTAAAAAAGAGGCGTAATCTCTGGGATGTCCCTACGAAAATTTGTGGATGAATTTATTTTTCACCTCTTCCTCCCTAGGCTCTATAGGAAACGCATCTGGTAGTGAGTTGGGATTGGTGCCCCTGATTGCCCGTTTCCCATTGACACGAATGATACCCGGCTTTTACACTTGGAGCATAAGTTACAGAGGGTAATCATGATACAGATTGATACGGGAATCGTTATGCCTGAAGATCGGACCAAGTACCCGTTTAGGGACATGCAAGACGGCGACAGCATTCTGTTCACGGACAAGAAGCAGGCGGAGAGCGCTCGGGTGGCTTCGCTTCGCTTTGTGCGCATGCACGCCCCCAAGTGGCAGTTTTCCTTGCGCAGGGTGTCTGATGGCTGGCGGCTGTGGAGAACTCGCTGATGACCCGCAAGGATGTCTGGAACGTGCCCCCTGTGATGGGGGACAAGGCCCGCAAGCGCATGAGCACAGAGGTGGTCCCTTTGCGGCAGCAGCGCAGGGTCCTGAACGCCAAGGAATGGAAGTTTGTGACCGAGCTCGTGAGTGGGGACGGCCGGGTGACCATGAAAGAGGCGGCCATGCGTGCCGGGTACAAAGAGGGCTCGGCCTCGGTGATGGCCTGGAAGCTCACAAACCCCTCGATCAACCCCCACGTGGTGGCCGCGATTCAGGCATACCGGGCAGAGCTCAATTCGAAATACAACACCTCCTACGAGCGGCACATGCGCGACTTGCAACTCATCCGCGACAAAGCCCTGGAGGCGGGAGCTTTCGCGGCTGCTGTGCAGGCCGAGTATCGGCGAGGGCAGGCCCTGGGGACCATCTATGTTGACCGTAAAGAAATACGCCATGGCACGATCGACAGCATGAGCAAAGAGGAAGTGCAGAAAAAGCTCGATGAACTGCGCCAACTTTACGGGGGGCCTCCCCCGACTGTTTTGATCGATGCCGAGAGCGGGAAAGTGATCGAAAGTGTCGAACGAGAAAAAGACCCGATATTTGTCATGCCCGTGGCAGAACCTCCCCCTGATATCTTTGAACGGGATAACGATTTGGGACCCGATGATGAAACCTGAGGCAGCCTTTGCGGCTCGCGTTCGCGATGGCTTGAAGGCTTCGGGGGCGGACATCGAGCGGATCGAAAATCGCGTCAATTTGGGCATCGCTGATTGCCTTGTCGGCGTGGGCTCGCGTTGGGTGTGCGTTGAGCTCAAGGTGGTGGAGCGCGGCTTGAAGGTGGCGCTTCGCCCCCATCAAATCGCTTTCATGGCGCGGCATGCTGCGCAGGGGCGGCCTTGCTTTGTGCTTGTCAGTTACAAGGGCACGATTGCCAAACCGGGCCGGGTTTATTTGTACCATGGGCGCGATGCGATTGCCCTTGCCGAACAGGGGCTTCGGCTGCCTGCCTTGCGGGACTGGCCTTCGCGTGGCATGCCCTGGCCGGAGCTTGCCGCCGTACTATCGGAAACGTGAACCCGATAGTGAAATACAATTAGACAAGGGTCTCACGTTGTCCTATCATGTGGGCTCAACAACAGAAAGGATAGAGTTATGACAACACCTCAACAGCCCGTTTTGGTTCCCGATGCGGAACAAATATTTGCCAAAGCATATGACATTTATGAGCGCAGCGGCCAGTTTGCCGTTCACGATGCCGTGGGGCGCGGAGAATTGCCCTGTGATGGCTGGCATCATTGCGAACCTTGCGAAATTGAGAGCCCTATTTTTGCGAATGCTTGCCTTGTTTGCGCTTCGGAGCTTCGCGTTTTAGTGGGGGCAAAAAAATGAGTTTGCGCCCTCGCTTTGTATATTGGGCCCATGCACGCAATGGGGACCCCTCGCACATCTTCAAACGCAAACGCGATGCCATCGAATGGGGCAGGTTTAAATTTGACGGGCTTTTTATTGTTGAACCGATTAATAAGGCTAAACTATCGGAACGGCTCGACTATATAAAAAATCAATTCGACATGGTCCCCATGATGTCCATAAAATAACGGCTTCAACAACAGAGAGGATAGAGTTATGTTGCGCACTATTGCAATTTCATCGAATCGTAAACTGGGCCCAATTGCTGCCACTTATCGGAGCGGCACCCATGAGACCTACGGCACCTGCCCCAAAACGTGCGGACTACACCCAAAAAGTGAGACCGGTTCGGCTGCGGTGGACTTCGATTATTTAAATGCCTTGCTCGATGCGGTGCCACGCCGTGGGCTTGCTTGGACTTATTCGCACTTTGCGGCCGCTATGCTGCCAATTGCGAAACCCGGGCAAACTGTCATTAATGCGAGCGCGGATAATGTGGCTGAGGCTATCGCCGCCGTAAAAATTGGCCGCCCTGCCGTATTGGCTGCCGCTGCTGACACGGCCGAAACTTGGCCCCGAGTCGTTGAAGGTGTGCGGTTTCATCGCTGCCCTGCCGAGCTGGCCGAGAATTTCACGTGTTCACAATGTGGCAATGGTTCGCCCATTTGCGCACGCCCGGACCGCACCGATGTTGTCGTTTTTGTGGCCCATGGGAGCGGGGCCAAAAAAGTGGGCACCGGTAAGGGCGGGTGCTATGCTGCCGGGGGGCCTGCCGCCATCGCTTGGCATGGCACAAAAAAAGTGGGCTCGCCTAATGATGCGGCCGCCCTTGTGTCTTTTGCTCGCTCGCTGCCTTCGGGCTCGATGCTGCGCCATCATGTGGCCGGGGATATTGGCCGAGAGGGGGCGGCATGATATTGGTATTCGTGGCGGTGGGAATATTTCTTCTTCTACATTGGTTTTTTGATAACTATGGGGATTGAAACCACGATAGTGAAATACAATTAGACAATGCCGCACAAGGGCATAGAATTCATAACACCAGCAGTCGGGCGACTGCCGGGTTTAACTCAGAGAGGATAGCGAAATGGCTCACATGATCGACACCACAACAGGCACGGCCGCAATTGCATTTGTTGGCCGCACCCCTTGGCATGGCTTGGGGCAGTCTTTGACTGCCGGGGCAGCAATTGACGAATGGACCCGTGAAGCGGGTTTGGCTTACACCGTGCTCGAAAGTCCGGTTTTATTTCGGCACCCTTCGGCCACCGCACCGGAAGTGTTCAAAGGCCGGAAGGTTTTACACCGCAGCGACAACGGGGCACCCTTGGCCGTAGTGTCGGACGGCTACCGGGTGGTGCAGCCCTCGGAAGTGATGGGGTTTTTTGAGCGTTTAGTAGGGCTCGGCGGGTTTCAAATGGAAACGGCCGGAGCGCTCAGTTATGGCCGCAGGG